ACCGGTGATAGTACCTGTGGTTGTAACATTCTCATTGCCAAAACTTATGGCTCCACTTGAATCTGTGATCGATCCATCCTCGAAAGTAAGGTTACCTATTGACGATCCCGTCTCTGCTGATACTGTGCCTGTGGTCGTAAGGTTCTCATTGCCAAAACTTATGGCAGTCGTTGAATCTGTTATTGATCCATTGGCAAGTGTAAGTGTGCCAAAAGTCGACCCGGTTACAAATGTTTTTGTAGTACCAAAGTCAAATGTTCCACCAAAGGTACCTGCACCGTCTACTATGACATTTTCATTAATGTTTACTGCAGATGAATCTGTGGCACTGATTGTGGTTCCGCTGAAACCAAATCCGGCCATGGTGACCTTGCCTGAGCCATTTGCACTGATCCTTATATCATCGTTGCTGTTGATCGCTTCTATGTTGTTGTCGTTGAATCTTATACTTGGGAACACAATGGATCCTGTACCGGCTGGGTGGACGTCAATGTTTGCGTTTGACAGCCTTGATGTAATGTTGTTGCCTAGGAACCTTATGTCAGATTTAATAACCGCTGTGGGAAAGAAGTCACTAAAATTATCGTTGATCTTGCCACCGGATTCGAATAACGAATCACCTGTGCCATCATCCGCATTTGCCCCTACATCTATTACCTGTTGTACCATATCAACTAATATTTAGTGGATTTTGCGTTTATGCGTCTAACGGCTATTAGCCAGTGCTTATTCTAAGATCGTTACCGCTTCGGAACAACTGACCTGCAACATTTGGGTTAGTTGTAGGTAGATTGGCCATTAGGATCTTAATAGGTATCATTTCAACTGCGCCTGTGCCTGTTGCATCAAGTTGCAGGTTGTCATTGGATCTGTTTGCTGTAATAATATTATCGGATATTGTAACTGAATCCAAAACAATATTACCTGTTCCGTTTGCTGTCAGTGTGATGTCTGCATTGGTAGTAATTGGTGAAATTGTAGTGTTATTGATCTGTAGTTGATCTACTTCGATTATACCTGTACCATTCGCCTGTAGTTTTAGGTCACCATTTGTCACAGTGGTTGTAATCGTCCCAGTTGATCCATCACCTACCAGTTGATATACCTCTTCAAAATTACTGTTGATCTTGGCCATTGCCGTTCGCAATGAATCGCCCGTGGCCGGATTTCCCAGTGTTCCTGTGTCGATGTTAAGTTTAGTCATAATCTTGTAATCGTATTTATTAAATACCAATATGTTCATTGAGACCCTGAAAACTATGCGTTTGTACAAGAGGGAGAGCAAGTTGGGAGTGATGCACACTTTCCACAGGAAGAATGTTGTCTATGTGTTCAAATGTGACTCGTGTGACACAACATTCATGAGACCAAAAGCCAAAGTAGATCCAGACCGTGCTTCTAACGATTACAAACACGTGTGCAACACGTGTGATTCAAAGAAGTTTGCTCAGCAAGTTGGAGTCAAGATGCGGAAAGTATACCAGTTGGACGCCAGCAGTACCAAGACCCTATAGATCCATCCACTTGATGTCATCACGTTGACCTGATATCCATCTCTGTAGGTCAGCATATATACCCGACTCAATGTTAGGTTGGTCGAAGTACCATCTAAGGAAAATGTTGCCACGAAGGTTCTCTTTGCGATTAATGAAATAGAAGTTTGTGCCAGGGAATTTCCTAAATATCTGTCTGAGCTGGTACATCCACTCAAATTTAAGATATGCCTTCATGCTCATCCGGGAAGGATAGTTTATGGTGTTTTTGTAAATGTTGTTCTGTTCTCTGCTGGTTTGACCTTGTGTGTCCGGGTTGGTGTCCATTTCCCATTGTTTGGCACCTAGTATATCGAAGGCCATTATCACTACGTTCTTCACCCCTGATTCTGCCGCCATCAACACTGCGGAACAACCGCTACCTCTGGCCAGTGAGAAATCTAAGGTTTTGATCTGGCCCGCTTTTTTGACGTCACCACCCCTCCAGATCCTGTATAGTTTTAGGCCCTGCGGACAGTCGTGTTCACTGTCTCCATCAATGATGTAGTTCCATTTTGACACGTCGTCTATGCCGTGTATCATGGGAGATTCTTTTCCGTCGTTGTGCCATTTAGCAAGTTCCTCATACATTGGGGGATTAACGGCGACAATATGGTCACATAACATTGGATGATCTCTGTAAATGGCGTTACACCCATATATTACACCGTGCTCTTTCAATTTTTCTATTGGGAAAATATTTCTTGACTCACCGTTGCCTATTATGAAAGCAGTATCCATTATATACCAAATGACTCTCCGCAACCACACGAGCTAGAGCTGTTTGGATTGCTTATCTCAAACTGAGATCCAAATGTTTCTTCTATCCAGTCAATTTTAGTGCCTGCCACGTAGAGCATGGAAGTTTCATCTACTACAAACCTACCTGTGTGCCAGTCCTCTAAATGATCATTCTCAGATACATTCTCTTTGGTGTCAGCAAATCCCCACTCGTATTTGAATCCTGCACAACCGCCACCTTGGACTGCCAGGCTTACGGCATATTTGCCGGGATTCTTTTCGAGCAATTTCTCAATTTGATTCTTTGCTTCGTCTGTTATTTCAAATAGGTTCATACTATTAATTATCTGTCCTTTTGTCCGCTGTTCTGTATTCCAATGGACATCCAAAATCTTGTTGCGTCAAGTTTACGTTCGAAGCTCATGTAGGCGTTTTGATCCTCCCAATGGTTCTGAGGGTGTGCAATTTCTCCGGCGGGGTCAAACCACCAACCCCATCTACCTTCACAGTTTTTCTCACACCAATCTATACATTCGCCCATTACGCCATTGCTGTTCAAGTCTATATTAAACTCAAACCGTTGCATGTAGCCACAATCCTCAGGAATGTCCTCCGATCTAGGATTAATTTTTTTAATTTTTATTTTTCCGTAACTAGTCATTACTTCCAATTATCTATTACCCACTGATCTGCACATTCCATCGGGTTTGGTGACCCGTGGAAAACTGCAACCTTGTTTCCTGGTTCTACCTTAGCCGGTGTCCTGAACCATTTCTTGCCATCTTTGTTCAATAATTTTGTATCCTTGAATCCCACCATCTCCCATTTGTATGATCTGATCCATTCATCCGGCCACCAATTTATATCATTCTTACCGGCTTTCATTATCCAATCTTGATCTCCATGGTTCTCACGCATTATTTGGGTTGGCCGGGTCTGAAAGTCTTTCCACAAATAATCCATTGTGCCTGTCTCCCAACGCATGACGCTTGAATTAGACTGTTTCCAGTCCTTAACTCTACATCTGTTGAAGTCTCTGATTATGTTGAACTTCCCATGATTGTAAGTGTATAATGGGTCAATGTTTTCAAAAATCACAACGTCAAGATCAAAGAACAGAATGTTCCCCTTCAAAGGCATGTCTGGGGAGAACATCCACAGTTTGCTCCACCAAGATGTAATCCCTGTCTCGTTAGGTAATTTTACTATGTTTACATCGGGGTCAATGCCTGTGGTGTCATCTGTGAGGCAAGTGAATTGATAGGGCACGGTTGTGTGTCTCGCCACCATCCTTTTTAGCACATTGACATAATCCGGAACATATTTGTTCCCCCACTTAACGCATACTACGTGATTCATATCCGTTCTTTAATCCTTCCATCTGTATTTGTTTCCAATCATCACTGTCCAGTGTGTATGTGTAATCCGTTTCTACCGACGGACCTGTTATTGTTCTTATGCTTGTGATATTTAAATTATCAGTCATCACCGTGTGAATTTTATGTATAGAGGCGTCAGTTCCGAATGTTCTCTGTAAGTCCACCTGCCCTATTTTAATGTAACCTAAACTTAATTTTTGATCTTCCCAGTCATATCCGTTATCCTTAAGCCATGATCTGTATTCATCCATCTCATCTTTTTTGAAGTCGTGTTGCTCGGTTATTGTCTGTCCCCATTCTACATCAAACTCTCCTGAATAGTATTTCTGATGATTAATCTCGGAACATAATGCGTCTGTCATTTTTGGTGCATGTTCATCTCGGAAGACCTCATAAAGTGTTTTCCCCACTTGTGACCAATGTAGGTACACACCACCAAGTTCTCTATCATACCTGTTATTCTTAAATAATTCAAAATCCTCTTCATGCAAATTGTACCTTGGAGCATTTAAAAAGGTTGTAATCTGCGAAGGCCTCATCCATTCAGATTCAAAGGCATTCTTACGATCCGCATGCACCCAACTTTCTATCTCGTGGCAGATGTTGTTTAATTGTCTAATTGCATACTTTGTTTCAAGATCGGCCTGCTTGTAAAATTCTGATAGTTGCCATGCAGTGCCCTGTAATTCTTCAAAATGTCTATGCAGAGTATTACATGCATCATGCTTAAGACGTTTACCGGGCGTTTGCATTTCATCGCCGTCAACTGCTTTTCCTATTGGTAGAAAACTACTGTACTGGAAATCGTCTGCCGTGAACGGATGTATTTTATTGTACGGCGGTGTAAAATCAAATCTATTTATTGTTGAAATATTTTTGTTTAGTTCGCCTACTAGAAAATTTAAATTTCTTTTTGAATCAGCAAATCCCAAGAAACAGAAGTTTTTTTCCAGTATCCTTTGTTGTTTTAAATTATCTTTTAGTGCTTCCAGCCATCGTTGTCCCAACGATGTGTCGTATACCTGAAAGTAGTAGGCCTTATTCGTTAGGCCTACCCTAACCATATCATGAATAAATTTAGTCTTTCCTGTAGATAGCACTGTTGGCTCCGTGTTCCATACACTCTACGCTGTCCACGAAACATCTGCCATCAGTTTTTTCTCTGATCAACTTGTCGGCAAAATCAAATGCATGTTTGGCAAACATCTCGGCACCGACACCATCAAATATTCTTATCTCTGCTAGATCAAGTTGTTCAAACTCTTTGAATTTTTCCATGTGTGGGTCATCTTTGTCTAGTGCAAGTTTGTGGTCAAAGTGATCTTCGAGCCAAGCCTTAATGGGTTTGAGTCCACCAAAGTCCACGGCCCAGTTCTTGTTGTCTAGGTCATTGCAACCGAAAGTGAATTTGAATGCCAGGCTGTATCCGTGTAGTAGATGGCAGTGCGAGTGATCTGCGTTGGGTTGTCTGAACACCGCAGATAGTCCTATGTTGTGTCCGTATGTTTTAGTTGAGTAGTAAGTCATCGTTTCTCCTTGTTTTGATGACTTGCAGAGTGTTTATAGAGGGTTGAAAGTCTTGAGTCCTCTTGATCATCAGTTGAGCTTCTTGTTCATCTTCCGATCCATGTCCAATTGAAACGCAGTATCTCTGATGCGATCCGTTAGATCATTTGGTATATTTAACTCTCCATCGATAATACTTTTTAAGAAGTGCACCAACACTGTGAACTCGGGTCTGTTAGAAACGGTTTCTGGATCTATACCATTTGTCTCCATTGCGTTGAGCAGTGCCTCAGAGGTGTCCACCAGTGCTTTCATGCCTTTGTTGTGTTTGTCAAAGTGTCGCATTATACAATTATGCTGGGTTTGGTAGGAACTTCGATCTTGCTGAATACTTTTTTGTATTCTTCCTGTATCTTTAGTGTAACGACAGAAACACATTGTACTTTGTCCTTTGCTATCGCAATTTCTTTTTCTTGATCAGCGGTAGAGAAGAAAGTACCAAATGCAAGTCCTTGTGGCCCTTGCATCAGTGTTAATGCTTGTTTTACGTATATTGTTGTTTCGTTTTGTGATTGCAAAGTGGAGACTACCTCTTCACCATGCATTAATTTTAGAGTAATAAGATCTCCATCTTTGTATTTTTCAAACATAACCTTATTATAAACTATCCTATCAGTTTGTCAATGTATTTTTTTAATTCTTTGTCCTGTACATTCGGTGGAATGTAGTTAAAGAAGAATATCTGGTAACTGTCCGAACCGTACTTTCCTATTCCATGTAAGTCACTGGCTTCTCTCTTATCCCATGAAAGATATTGTTCTGTCATTTTACGTATTCTCTTTGACCTTACCTCCCACATGCCTAAAGGTTTTAACATGTCCTGTTGTGTTTTTAGTCTACCACGTAGATATGCACGTGGATTTGGATACCTTGCAAAAAGTTTTGGTAATATAATCTTAACATGTTTCCTGTAAGTGAGGTTTAAACACATCACACCTACCATATGCTTCCATCTTTTGTGCGGTGCCTTAAGTTGTTCTTGCACCATTAGGTCATCTACCATTGGTCTCGTCATATAGCAATTTTATATTAGATTAATCTTTTGTCAACTGTTTATTGATCCACGTGGCAAGGCCTTGGTACGTGTCTTGGAAAACATTTTTGTTCGACTTCCATTCCTCAGGCATTTTCCAACCTTCTTCGTTCACAATAATCCATCTGCATTCTGAATTTTCAAACAGTTTGTTGAACTGGTATATCCAATAACTGGGATCAACCGGTCTTTTGATATAGGTATATCCTTTACTGCCTTTGTATATGTTGTTAACATTTTCAGGCTTCTTCTCTTTGCCAAGTCCCCAAAGGTCCATCCCTACCAGGAATATCGCTTTAGGTTTAAAACTCATGCCTACTAGTGCGGCAAACTGTCCAGTGCCCCAGTGAAAAGGTTCGTCCTGCCTCTTGTCGCCCTCGTATGGTAAGTCAGGTACGCATTTCACATTAGGCCAATACGCAAATTGTTTATACCAATTTTCTCTGGTGTAGATGGTTGTATTTTTACCAGCAGTGTTGGCGGCCTCCTGGCACATATGCCGGTCGCATGCAACCACGTACTCTAAATTATGGTCTCGGAAAAGTGCGTTGCAACCCACCATGGTGGTAACACTTTTCAATGGAGTAATATCAAATCCTCTTCTGCTCTCACCGTTCCCTATCACGCTTACATACTTGGTCATAATCTTATTTAATCACCCCTTTAAACGCACACAGACGTCTGCACACTGCTGGTAAAAAGAGAATAGGAATAGTTGTACATATCACTCATTTCCTGTGATTATATGCCATACGGAACGATATTGATCCCATGCTTTTTGCAGTGCTGGATATTTTCTCCTTAAAGGAATAGCAGGTAGTCCTATCATTTCCATCTCTTCTTGCTCAAGTTCCATGTCCTTGGCTAGCCTGCTTTGCTCTATCAATTTACGTTCACCATTTGGTAATTGCTCGTACACAGTTTCTCCACCGTCCGGTGATACAAAAATTGATGGCTTTGTTGTTTTCTTTTTCTTTGGCATTAGTAGTATTTCTTGTGATCCGCCCCTGGGTGTGCATGTCTCATTCCTCCTATCACTTTGGAGTCGTTTTTGTGCCTCGGTATGAAATGAATGTGCGGCCACATTATTGTTTGTCCGGCACAAACACCCATGTTCATTCCTACGTTGAAACCATCAATCTTGCCTTCTTTAATTTGTTTGTTGCCATGGTCATATGCAAGTCCATATGATTTCCCAATGAAATGCGAATTGTTTTCCTTTGGAATGAAAAGTGTGTGTCCCTCCACGCAGGGATATTTGTCTCTGAAAACAAAAGTAAAATCTGTCTCCATTATAGGTGTGTCGTTACCTAGCCATATGGCCTCGTCAACTTTGTTGACTGGTTCATATTCTTTCTTGTAGATAGATTTTTTTGATTGCATTGGTTTCTATTATTCCAATACTTATATTACTGGAATTTGGCCTGTGTCGCAACCTGATCTGTTCCCAATATTTGGTTTTAATGACCGATGGGTTGTGCTCTGTTACCCCAAGCAGTTGAACTATTGCTTTCCTGACCTTTTCTGCACCACCGTGCTTCTTGCAGGTGTCCGATCTGCCAACATCAACTACTTTAGTTCCTATTTTAATTTTGTAAACACATGATAGCCTGATCCATTTAGTTTTTGGTTTTTTATTGTGGCTAATTTTGTACTTTTGTATTGTGTAGAGGTCTTCGATCTTGTACCAATTAGTATCTGTCATTTTTGATGCCTAGTTGTTTGTAAACTTTCTGCACCTTCTTGGCCTGGAAATAGCAATCCTCTAATGCATTATGCAGTCCTGTTCTTTTTTCGTTTGGATCACGAGGCACAAGATTAAAAAGTGTTCGCGAATCTCTTATCTGCCAGTAGTTCCAGGGAACAGGTATCCCAATTTGTGAGTAAAAATTTTGTAGTATCGCGTAATCAAACAGAGGCCCTTGGCACCAAAACACGTCAACACCTACGCACCATTTGTTAATTGTTTTCACCATTTCGTCAAGACTGATTCTGTCTTTGTCTCCCAGTGCTTCTTCCATTATCTCTGGGTCCTGTTTGCCCCACCAATCTAAAGTGTCCTGCATGACATCTCTGCCTATTTCTGTTTGGGAATCTACATCTACTCTGAAGTACATGCCTTGCGACGGTTCAACACTGGTGTGAGGATCAAACTTTACGCCACCCACAGTCAATATAGTTGCGTCAGGATTTGTGGAAAGTGTTTCCAAATCTATCATTGCATGGATCATACACAATTATACTATGGAAATGTGGTAATGTCAATTAGATGCTTGAGGTCTTCTCTGGATGGTTGAGGCTCAACGTTGGTTTGCCACCATTGTTCAAGTACTCTTGATATTCCGCTGTTTCTTGTTCACTTAGGCAATGAATCTCACCTGACGATTCCGTGTACACCTCTCTCATGTATCTGCTTACAGGAAGTGCCTGTGCCATACACTCGTCGTAAGTGTTGAATTGTGCGGCATCAAAAACTGCCTGACACGTGTCCTCTGCGAAACATATAATCATTACCATTAGGAATTTCATACAAATATTTAAAAGAAAAATGATGGAAGTTAAACTACTACTTCTTTTTTTTCTGCAAAGTACGTACTTTAGTCTGTAATCTTATCAGGTCGTTGTCTAACAGTCTAACCCTGTCAATCAGTTTGATCAGTGTTGTTGATGTTGATCCGAGTTTTGGCTTGATTTGATTCACAATGTAGTTGTACAGATACCATATGAAGTATGCGAGGAAGAACACAGCCACCACAGGAAATCCATAATCATTTATCAGCGTTACTATGTCCATCAGTCTTTCCTTGCGTCCACTTTGCCGTCTGCCCTTGCTATTCTGTCTGTGTCAACAGGTAGTCCGAGTTGTTCTGAAACTTCTTGATCTATTTTGAGGATGTCATTGTTCATTGTTTTGACCCTGTTGTCTAGTTGAGTGATTACACTCTCTATAAAATTAATGCTACTGACAACTGATCCCAGTATGTACTTTATGATAACCATTATGAACGCACCAAGGCCCACTGTGGCCGCTATGGGCATTCCAAGTTCTGCTACTAGATTCCAAAAACTCATTATGTGTGTATTTAATGTTTCACTGTGTACACTTTTATTTCTTCTGTCTTGCCCTTGACAGTGATTTGATCTATGTATTCAAAATTGTAATTCAGTTTGGCGGCCTCGACCGTGCCCTCGCCTATCACTAATGTTTTACCAAGTGTTTTGCTTGAGCTCTCTAGACGTGCGGCCAAGTTCACTGCATCACCTATCACAGAATAATCAAATCTCTGATCTGATCCCATGTTACCAACCAACGCTTCGCCTGTGTTTATTCCTATACCTATTGCTATGGTAGGAAGTCCTTCTACGGCCAATTGCATGTTTAGTTTCAACAATTCGTCTTGCATATCGATAGCGGCCTGTACCGCGTGTTCCTCGTGTTGCCCATCCTCTATGGGTGCATTCCAGAATGCCATTATGCAGTCACCCATGAACTTGTCAATGGTTCCACCGTTTGCGATTATAACATTAGTCATGCGTGTAAGAAATCTGTTTATAAGTTTTGTGAGACCTTCTGGGTCACCCTTGTACTTCTCACTTATCGGCGTGAATCCTCGTATGTCACAGAACAAGAAAGTCATATGCCTTTTCTCTCCACCCAGTTTTAACAACGAAGGATCCTTCTGTAGTTTCTTCACCATGCCAGGATCAAGGTAGTGCTCAAACTGTTTCTTGATCTGTTGTCTCAGTCTGCTTTGTGTTGCAAAGTTGTTGTACACCGAATGTGCCCAAATTAAAAACACTGACAGTATTGTCCAAGATGGATCAACTAGGAATCCTTTGTTTGCGTATGCCATAAATGCACCATAGGCGATACCACCTTCTATGAAAAACAAAAGAGGCACGGCCAACAATACACTGGTTCTCGGCACAACAAGTATCAACAACAACAACAAGAATGCAAGAAAAACTACTTCATACGTGTCTGCCTGTGGTGTCCTATAAAGATAGTCACCGGTCATTGTCGTGTCTAGGGCCTGTGCAGTTATCATCTGATCTGTTGTCAATCCACTTGGTGTGTACTTCAACACACTCAAGCCAGCGGCATCCATTCCAACAACCACTATCCTGCCTTTGATTTTATCCTTGTGTTCACCACTAAAAACTTGTTCAACAGATAGTTGTGTGTACTCCGATGGGTCTGCGTAGTTGATGTACATCTCAGCGTTATGGTTCACTGGCACACTTGCCTTCTTACTGACCAATACTTCATGTATGCCATGCTCCATGGCAATTACTTTGATTCTTTTACTTCTATTCACTAATCTTATGTTCTCCAATAACATGCTTGGGTATAACTTATCTCCAACACGTATCAACACAGGCATTTTCCTAACCACTGCGTCTGGTTCTGGTGACGTCACGTTTACACCTATACCTTTAGCGCCAACAGTCAATTGTGTCAGTGGAGGGACTATACCATTGTACTCGTACAACCATGGCAATACGTTACCTTTCTGTATAATGGGCGTTGTCTTTGGTATAATGTTATCGTCTTCATTCTTGACACTCATCATCAATACTACATTCATACTTTCTTTTATGGCAAATGAAAAGATTTGGTCAGTGTCTGTTAGGAGAATTCCAAGTTGTTCTCTAACTTCTGCGGCCATTGGAAAACTTTTTAGGTATTCTTTCCCACCCATCCTGTCTGCTTCCGCAAATAAAACATTGTAATTTACAAGTACCGCACCTGAGTCCGTTAGGTTTGCTTGAAACATGGCCAGTATATGTCGAGGCCATGGCCACTGTCCATATGTCTTTAGGTCAGATTCTGTAATGTTTACAACCATCACTCTGTCGCTGACATCGGCCCGAGGCTGTATCTGTTGGAAGAAGTCCCAAGTTTTATATCTTAAGGTTTTAACTGTGTCGCTGTTGTCTATCCTTACACCCAAAAGGATTGCGGCAAAAACAATCACCATCCATATGCTTGTGAATATCTTCATTACAGTCCTGTGCCCTGTCTGAATCCTACTATGAATGCTGTCAGAATCCATAATGCAAAAACTATGAATGGACTC